CACCAGCATGATCGTCCGGAACCCCGCGGCCAGGTAGTGCGGGATCTCTTCCCCCTTGTGGGCGCCGATATGGAGCACGGCGTTGCGGGGGATGTCGAGGTGGTCCAGCGACCGGCCCAGGAGCGAAAACGTCCACTCGTCCCCGGGTGCGGTCTGCCAGACCACCTCGACAGCGCTCACGGTTACGCCGACTCGCCGTCGCCCGTGATCGTGACGCCCTTGACGCTGGCAGGCTTATACATGACCCACCAGGCGTGGTAGGCCCAGAGCCCGAGCTCGATCGACTCCGGGCCGGACTTCTCCTCGTAGCGGAACCGCAGGACGTCCGACTCGAAGTGAACCGCGTCATCGCGGCCGAGCGTGTAGAGCCGACCGTCGTCGTACTCGCCCGGGGTGGCCACGAACTCCACGCCGTGCCAGACAGTCCCGCCGAATGCCTGGCCCAGGCTGCCCACGCCGGCGGCGTTGTTCGGACCCATGTTGAACCCGGGCAGGACCAGGTTGCGACCGGTCGTGTCGATCAGGCCCAGGACCTTGCCGAACCGGCGCGGCGATCCAAAAATGATGTCCGGCGGGAGGTTCCGCGTCGCGAACACCTCCGTCATCGCGTCGATGATGCGCCGGTGGTAGTGGGTCGCGTCCGTGACGGCGACCGAGCCCGACGCGGTGAGCAGCGAGGTGTTTGCCTGCTCGATCGTCCAGACCGTCCACCGCTCAACCAGCGTGTCATGCTTCCGGTTGAGCGAGTCGAAGATCAACTGATCCACGGCCGGAGTGGCGGAGTCGATCAGCTGGCGGCTGACCTTCTGCTTGCCGGTGATCGTGATCGGCGTGACGGTGTCCGTGTCGCTGTCCCAGTCCGGGGAGCTCACCGGCGGCGTGTTCTCCGCCGACTGGACGCCGATCGGCGCGTCAACCGTCTCCTTGGGCAGCGTCATCGTGCGCGGGTCGTCGCCCAGGGGGATGTTGCGGATCTTGTTGGTCAGCGGCCGACCCATGCTCGTGCGGGCCGCGAAGAGCTCCGTCATCCACTTGGGCGCGATCACGCCCGTACCGGCGCTCGAGGTGGTGAGGTCACGAGCCTGGTCCGGCATTCCACGCTCGTGGAGCGTGTGCTGGCCGGACTCCGTGAGCCGGCGGGCCGCGTGCTGGTCGTTGTTGGCGCGCGCGCGCACCATGTCCCGGAAGAACGAATTAGTACCGTTCGCCCGGTAGTGGCCAGGATCGCGCGGGCTGGTCTGAGCGCCGCCCACGTTTTCGCCACCGCCGGCGGCGCGCGACTGATCCACGCCAAACTGGCCGGCCGGCGGCTGAGCAGCGCCGGCGCCGATAAGCTCGGCGATCTTGCGCTCAGTGTTGGACACCTCAGCGTTTTGGCGCTCCTGCTCGGCCATCACGTCGATGTCGGCCTTGAGCTTGGTCGCCATCTCACCCTGGCGCGCGTAGAGCTCCCGCTCCTGGTCGGACATGGCGCGGTTGCTTTCCGCAGCGCACTTGTCCGTAATGCCCTTCATCGACGCCTGTAGCTGGTTGTACTGGCTCCGAAGGTGCTCGAGGTATGCGTTACCCACTGGATCCCCCTTTCCGGGAATCGATCTTGTCAGGATCGACGTCCGCTCGAGGTGTCACGCCGCGCGGGGTGTTGGCCAAGCCAGGGTGTCGCCAGCGGGTGGGGTGTCGTTCAACGTCTCTGGGCGATCATGCTATCTCAAACCGGCACGGGTCCGGGAAGCGCCGGCGGATGAATCCGCCGATCTGGTTGCGACCAGTCCCGTGACGGAAGGATGCGTCGCTCGAGCTCAGCACCCAGTGATCCGGGATCGGATCGTCATTCCCGTGCACCTTGCCATCGTTACCCAGGACGGTGGCCAGCCGGGCGGGCAGGCGCACGGCGTTGCCGTAGAGCGAGCGTTTGGCCACCCGGGCCAGCTTGCCGGCGGCCACGGCCTCCCCCGCGCGGGTCATCACCGCCCGGAAACTGTGCCGGGCGACCGTCAGCGGCCCGTGCGTTTCGTAGGCCACCTGATCGGCCGGATCAACGCCGTACTCATCCAGCACCCATCGCGCAGTCCTTTCCATCACCTTGGCCGTCGTCGCGCGGCCGGTGAACCGGCGCGCCTCCGCAAAATCCAGGATCGGGCCGCGGTGCTCGTTTGGGAGCTCGGCCATCTTGCGCATGAGGTAGAAATCATCGTTCATGATCACGAATCGGTCGGAGAGGTGATCGGCCACCTCCGCGATCGCCTGCCACTGCGCCCAGGTTTGCAGGTGCTTCACGTCATCCCAGGCGGCCAGCTTGCGCGAATCCACCTCGCGATAGACGCGGCCGCCCGGGTGCCACTGGATCGATCTCCGGTCCAGCCACGCGGGCAGGCTGTCCGCGTCCCGGGCGCCGCCCAGGATCCAGACGCGGCCCAGGCCGGTGAAGTTGTCCGCCAGCGACCGGAGCGAGTAGCGCAGGTCATCCGACTGGTGGGCCATGCTCCGATCGTGCGAGTAGCGCCGCACGAAATAGACGACATCCATCGTTCCCCCGTTGAGCGATGTCAGAGCGAAGCGGGCAGGCCGGCGAACCGAGCCAGGAGCTCCGAATCGTCGCGCACCTGTGGCGCCGGGAGCGCCGCGGCCAAGCGCTCGATTTCGTCCGACGTATAGCCGAGCTCGGCCAGCGCGTCGCGGAGCTGGCGCTCCCGGTTGGTCGCCGGCGCAGGCCGGGAGTGTTGGCCGTCCCGCAACCCCTGCACGGTCGCCCCCTCTCCGTACGCACCTTCCGGGACCAGCGCGATCTCGAAAAGATCCACCTTGGTCCGGATCACCCAGTTTTTGAGCTCAAGTCCGTTTTCAACCTTGAACTCGTCCCCATCCGGCCGAGCCCGGAAACCGATGCTGACCTGGTCCAGAACCTTGTCATTCGCCAGCGTGAGCGCGTGGTCGCCGGCCGGGACCTCGCTGGCGCGCGCCTCAAAGTACAGACCCTCACTGACGTTGCGCAGAACCTTGGTTACCCCCATCGCCTCGCCACCGCGGTACATGTGGCGATTGGAGAGCTTGATTCGCGAGGTGGCCGATCCACTCATCTGGTGATCCGCCGCGCCGCGCCGGAATTCCTCGATCAGGTAGCCGTCCCCATAGACGTCGATGGGCTGGTTCCACGGCACGGCGATGCCGAAAACGGTTCGGCCGTCCCCGCCCTTAGCCCGGCTGATCACGCCGATCTCTGCCGCAAAGGTCCGGATCTCGCCCACCGGCGCCGGCGCCGTGCTAGTGCTCATGATCGCGCTCCCTCCAAGGCTGGCGCTTCCTCGCCGTCGATCGTCGCGCTGGCCTGGACGGCCGGCTCCGGGAAGAGCTCACCAGCCAGACCGCCGAGCTCCGGCATATTCTCCGTGTTCCGGATCTCGTCCGGGGTGATCCATGGCTTGCCGGCGCTGGCGATCGCGTATGCCTCGTAACGAGTCTTCGTGTCGCTGCGCAGGATGGCATCCAGGTTGTTGAGCGCGTACTGGTTGCGAGGCAACTGGTTGCTCAGCGTCTCCTCTTGGACCGGAACCGCGCCGGCCATCCAGGAGAATTTGAGCAGATTCACCGCGTCCTGCTCAATGTTGCTATACGTCCGCGCGTTGGTCGATCCGCCCAGCCAACCGATCGGCAGCATGAACGTATTCTCCATCTCCGTCAGACTGAATTGCCGCGCCTCGATCATCTGGCCGGCCTCAGGTGACCAGGCGACCGGCTGGAATTTCGTGTTCCCGCCCAGGGCCGCGATGGTCCGGTCGCGTTGCGCCTCGAGCCAGGCAGTCTTGGCCGTCGCCAACTCGTCCGGCGTGATGTCCGGATCGTCCGTGTAGAGCAGACCGGTCGGCACGCCGTGGTTGACGGCCACGCTCGAGGCCTGGTCCATCTGGGCGCCGGCCAGCCCCAGTGCCTCCTGCTGCGTCTCCCAGATCCCCAGGCCGCGGAGTGCGCTCGGCGCGCCCGGCATTTGCCAGTGGATCACGTCCACCTCGCTGAAAATGCCTGAGCCGATCTGATAGACCCGCGCGCCGTATTCCTTATCGACCCAGGCCACCTGGCAGGCGTCCGCCGGCACTCCGACCCAGGACGTCGGCCAGCCCAGCTGGTCCCGGCCGGCGACGATCCCGATGGCGTTGCCGTGCCAGAGCAGGTCAATCCCCATGGACGAGTAGGCCAGGAACCGCGTGCGCCGGCCCGGGCCGGCGCCGGCCGGCGATTGCAGGAGCGTCGGATTGGGATTCATCCGCAGCGAGGTTCCGTCCGGCATCAACCGGTAACCGTGGGTCGGACTGGAGCCGAGCAGGAACGCATACATCATGGTGGCGCGCCAGGCGCCCGGTAGCCGGAGCTTGCGGACGAGAGTGCTGGTCGGGAGGAATCCGTACGTGGCCCGGAACGCTGCCAGCTCGATCCCCAGCGTCCAGCCGGCCGTGCGGTTCAGGGTGGAGCTCGGCGCCTTTGGTCGCTCGGCGACCGGCCGGCGCGCGATGGCCGCTTTACGGAGAATCTGACCCAGGGCCATCGGTCGGTTTGCCTCCCACCATCTCCAGCAGAACCAGCACGGCCATCCCGGCAACGCCCGTGATGATCAGGGTAACGGCAAGTCCCCATAGCAGGAACACGCCAACCAGCGCGACAATCGCACACGCACCCTGGCCGTACGCAAACAGGCGTAGTTCGCTCCCGGTCATACCACCACCATCCCCCGTGATCGCCTTGATTGTGCCAGGTGGGCCGCGCCGGCCGCCGCGTACGCCGCATCGACGTGGCCGGCGCCGCGCCGGATGAACCGGTAGCCGTCGCCCACCGGGAATTTCCGGGCGCCGATCACGTGGGCCGACAGTAGCGGATCGTTCGCGTGGATCAACAGCTGATCGCGTGCCAGGCGTACCAACTCCTGGCACGCCTCGGTCGGCGCCGTGATCTCTTTCGAGCGCCGGAGCCCGCGGAGCTGGGCAGCATAGGCGGCCGCCGGACCGGCCGGGAACCACCCAAATCCCTTTGGTCTGATTTCTGCCAATAGTTCTTTCATATCCGATTCAATGTTGATCATAGTCTTGGCGCTCCAAGCCTTGATCACTTCAAGTTTCACCTTGCCATCCAGGGTCACCGCGGCCGCCACCAGCGTCCCGTGCATCCCGTCCGGCGCCACGTCCAGGCAGCAATAGATCCGCGGTTTCTCGGCGTCCAGGGTCATCTCTGGGTCTGAGCAGTTACGCCAGGCGTCTGGGTCAAACAGGATGTCTAGCGCGATCACGCGCTGGCATAGGCACTCCGTGCGGAACGTTTCCGGATCGTCCGTCACCATGTCGAGCGCCAGGCGCCGGAGAGAGCGCATAAACCCGAGCGCGGGGTTGGCCGCTTTCCACGCCTCGAGGTCGTTGAGCGCCGCGCCGTCCTTTGCTGACCACTCGAAGATTGCCAGGTCCGGCGAGCGACCGCTCAGCGCCGCGGCGCGGAGCGTGTTGAGCACGACGGAGGAATCCTCGCCGGCGTTGCTGATCGCGACGATCAGGGACTCCGGGCGGGCCGCGGTCGTCTTGGAGAGCGCCGCCCAGGCTTTCGCGTCTTTCTGCTGGCGGATCTCGTCCATGATCAGCAAATCGACGGACAGACCGCGGCCCGCCCCGGGCGTGCTGGCGCTGATCTTGTATCGGCGGTTTCCGACCAGCCGGATCTCATTTGCGCCGTTCCTGTCCCACCGTCCGGGGATGCCGCGGGAGTTGGGAACGAACTCCTCCGCCAGGCACTCCACCGCGGCCGCGTGATCGTAGGCCGCCTCCCAGGACTCTTTGGCCGTGTCGACTTTCTGGGCCGAGCCCAGGACTAGGCGGACGCCCCGGACATACAGGAAATACAGGGTGAGCACCATCAAAAGGAACGTCTTGCCGTTCTGCCTCGCCACCAGCGTGACGATCGTGCCGAACCTGAGCTTTCCGTCCTCACGGAGCTCGAGCGCGTGGATCAGCCACCACTCCTGCCAGGGCAGGAGTGTCACGCCCAGGATGTCCCGAGCAAACTCGATCGCGTCGAAACCCAGCGTGGTGGCCGGCGTGAGCTCACGGAGTGGCGGCGTGAAGAGCCGCGGCTCCGTCGACCCGAAGATCTGCCCCTCGAGCTTGCCGATCTCCTCGAGCCAGGCCAAATCTTCCTCAGTGAGCTGGAGCTCGAGCTCAGACTCAGCATCGACCAGCGCCGCGGTCATTCGTCACCGGCGACGCGGCCGCCCACCACCGTGAACCCCGCGCGCCGGCGGAGCGCGTCCATCTTTTCCCGGACCGGATCGGCCGGCCCGGCCGCGTCAGGCACGGGCGCCGCGCCGGCCGGTGGCTCCGCTGGCGGCTTGCGACCGGCGATCGCCGCACGCGCCTTTGGGCCAACCCCCAAGCTCTCTAGCACGCTCTGGAGCTGGCGGCCGGAGTCGACCAGCGTTTTGCCGGAATCGAGCGCCCGGGTGAGCCGATCCACGATGATGCCGAGCTCATAGGCGGTGCCGTGGCCGGCCGGATCGCGGAGCGCCTGGTCCACAAGATCGTCAACCCGCTTGAGTAGCCGATGGGCGTCCCCGTGCGAGTCGATTTGCTCGGCGTACATTTCGGCCATTTTGACCAGCCCGATGTCGGCCGGATCCAGCGCGTCGCCCAGCGCCTCCACTGACGCCCGGACCGCACCCACCACCGTCAACCCCGTGACGCGCATCGTGTTCTAATCCGCCACTCTCGATATGTGTTCCATTGTGGACGATTTGTCGATCTAGACAAACCGCAGGTCACAGCCTATGTCG